TGAGAGCAGCAGAAGATCCTGAGTTTGAAACTTTCTACACGAAGAACATTCTTCTCAACGAAGGATTACGTGCTTGGATGGCACCTGTTGATCAACCACACGAGAACTTTGTATTCCCAGAGGAAGTATTGCCCCGTGGCAACGCACTCTAAGGGATGCTGTGGGGCAGGATGTCCTGACTGCCCCTTCCGACCTAAAAATAAATAATGGAGTTCTCGGAACTCCTTTTTTTATGATCAGTTCAGATACACCTTACAAGTTGGCGGAAATCATTAGAGACACTTGGCCCCAACTTTACAGGCACTTGCGTCCTGCAAATAAATTTGGTAGAATATATACTCAACTGCATGATAAAAATAATGGAAGATGAAATTATTGACGTGGAATCAGTAGAAGTCTTAGATGAACCAGTTTCAGATTTTACTTCGTCAGAATCAGTAGCTCCATTGAAAACCAAACAGGAACGTGATTTTGAAACAAAAAAATTCAATGCATTAAAAAAATTGATAAAACAAAAACGCAAGTATTATAAAAGTAATTTATTTCAAGTCCGCAAACTTGAAACAAACTAAATAATAAAAATTTTACTGCGTAGTAAATGAAACATATTGTTTGTACCCTGTACGGGTGTCAATCTTCTTTGTTAGATGATGAAGATTATATCAGAAAAATTCTTTGGGAAGCCACTAACTATATGGGAGCAACATTTTTAAAAACAGTTAGTCATAAATTTGATCCACAGGGGGTAACTGCAGTTACACTGCTCGCAGAATCTCACATAAGTATTCATACATGGCCAGAAAAACAAACTGCAGTGTGTGATGTTTTTACTTGTGGAAAACCAAGTCCAAGAAAAGGTGCAATTTATTTGGGTAGAAAATTACATGCACAAGATTTTATTGCAAACACAATAGATAGATCACTTGAATTGAGAGATGAAATTTACAATTTATTCTAAGGATAATTGTCCATATTGCTTAAAGATAAAAAAAATTTTTGAATTAATTAAACTAGATTTTGTTGTATATTCATTAGATAACGAATTTACAAGAGAAGAATTTTATTCTGAGTTTGGAAAAAATTCTACTTTTCCACAGGTCGTAGTAAATGATCAGTGTATCGGCGGATGCACTGATACTATTAAATATCTAAAGGAGAACAATTTGATATGAAAAAAATAAATGAGATTTGCTACTTCGTAGAAACTCTCGTTGACGAATATACTTTAACAAGAAAAAAACCTAGAGCAAGTTTTTTAAAGTATCTTCAATCCGAAAATGTCGATAGAAAAACCATTAATAATTTTTTATTAGAAGGTATTTCTAATTTGCAACTTCAACTTCTAGAAGTTGAAGGAGCATTGTCTGGAGAAGATCCAGTTTTAAAAGAAGCATATTCTAGTTTTAGAAAACCAGAACTAAGAGAATTTAAACAGATGTTATCAGATATTATTGATGATGCAGTTATATACAAAGAAACTAAAAAAGTTGTTCGTAAAATCAAACCACACTCACCAGAGAAACTGGTACATGGCTTGAATATTTTAGAATCTTCTGTTATGATAGAGGGGAAGAAATACGTCTCTCATCCAAAAGTTGATATTGTAGGATCCAAGTATCTTGTATTCTACAATACAAAAGTTAATGAGGTAACAGTTTTTATTGGAAAAAATTTGTCATGCAAAGGATCTAGAATCATCAATTACAATGAAACAATTGGAGGCACAAAAAAACTGAAAAAACCTATAGAATCTTTAGATCTGTTGATACAATCTAACCAATACAATTTAGAAAATAATTTTGTATTACTTCCAAACAAACTCAAAACTTTTCCAAAAATTATTTCATCAAATTTTATTTTATTAAAAGTAATTAAATGACTGAAATACCATCCAAGTATCTAAATACTAATGTAAAAGCAATGCTAAATGGAGGTAGTTCTGAAAGTTTACCACCAGAAAACAAAACATATATCTTCCAGTTTTTTCGTATCTTTTCATTTTTAAAATCACGATTTACAGTGGAGATATTAGTATCTAAGGAAAACTAGTATACTTGGAGAAAGAGCATGACAGAATTATCATCAGTAGTTTCCATTTTATTTTTTAGTTTTTTATTCTGTCTTGGAAGTTTCGTAATTGGAATTGTTATTGGTTGGTTTGCTCATGAATATGCTGATAATTATTTTTCATCAAAATTAACATATCATCCAGAAATGTTTGATGATGCTGGACATATTATTGACGAAGAATTACTATCATTAAGAATTATCGAGGAAGAGGACGACAACGAAGAGGATTAATTTATGATACTTGTTGATATGAATCAATGCATGATCAGCAATTTGATGATGCAAATCAAAGTGAGTGAAGGTCTTGATGAAAATCTAGTTAGACACATGGTTCTTAACTCTATTAAACATTACAAAAAAATGTTTTCTGAAGAATATGGTCAACTAGTTCTTTGTTATGATTCTAAGTTTTATTGGAGAAAAGAAAAGTTCCCTTTCTATAAACAGAATCGTAAAAAAGATCGTGAAAAATCTAATCATAATTGGAGTAAAATTTTTGAAGTTTTAAACAAAATTAGAGATGAACTTAGAAATAATTTTCCATATATTGTAATGGAAATTTATGGCGCAGAGGCTGATGACATCATCAGTATTTTATCTAAGCATATATCTATTAATAATATCAAACTTCAAAAAAATGGACAACTATTAGAGAAAGTATTAATACTTTCTGGAGACAAGGATTTTATTCAATTGAGTAAATATCCTTGTGTAAAACAGTACAATCCAATTCTTAAAAAATTTGTTAAGTTTCAAAGTCCAAAGGAATACTTGATTGAACATATTATTAAAGGAGATAGAAGTGATGGTATTCCAAACTTTTTATCTGATGATGATACATTTATTTCTGAAAAGCGTCAAAAACCAATTAGCAAAAAAAATCTTGTGAAATGGATTTCACAAGAACCAGAATCTTTTTGCAATGATACTCAACTAAAGAACTACCTACGCAATAAAAGTCTTATTGATTTGAGTTGTATTCCTCAAGATCTAGAACAAAAAATTCTGGAAGAATTTGAGCTGTTAAATAGTACTGTAAAAAAGAAAATACCAATTAATTATTTTCTTACAAATAAACTTACATCACTACTGAATGAAATAGAGGATTTTTAAATGACTACAAATTTACCAGTTGAAAAGATGCTTATCTCTGAAGTGCTCCAGAAGGTATCTAATGCAAAAACTAAAAAAGAAAAAATTGCACTACTTCATAAATTCAAAAGTCCTGCCCTTCAGGCAATTTTAATTTGGAATTTTGACGAGAGTGTGATTAGTATGATTCCAGATGGAGAAGTTCCATACACTCCTAACAATGTTCCAGAAGGAACTTCACATACTCTTTTGTTTCTAGAGTATAAAAAACTTTTCAACTTTGTGAAAGGTGGCAATGATGGACTTAAACAGACTCAAAGAGAGAATATGTTTATTCAACTTCTTGAAGGACTTCATGAAGATGAATCACAAGTTGTGTGTATGACAAAGGATAAAACTCTTGGAAAACGATATAAAGTTACACGTGCTTGTGTAGAGGAAGCATACCCTGAAATTAATTGGGGCGGCCGCAGCTAATGATGATTCTTCATCATAACTGTGATCCAGTACTAGCAGAAGATAGGACTCTTCCTTATAACGCATATATTGTAAAGTATATGGATGACGAAGTATATTGCTATGATATAGTAATCTCAAATAAACAAGTGGAAATTTTTGATTACTATTGGGATAGATATAGAGAAGGACTTATCAAATTCAAGCAAACTGAAGGGCGGGTTAATCCAAAAATTTGGTCAAATAAGACAAAAGATAAAAAGAAAAATTGAGGGTATTTTATGAATTGTGTCAAATTGATATCGGTGACTCCAGATGCAGAACAAACAATGGCATATATTGCTAGAGTTTCTAATCCAGCGAATCAGGATTCTGAAAACTATGCAGGTCTGTTACGTTATTGTATTAAGCACAATCATTGGTCTGTTTTTGA